AAAGGAACTGAAACATCCAGATAGAAACCACCACTTCCATGAGTACAGGAATACTCAATAGCAGTAGAGTCATAAGCATCTTCGGGTTTGAACAGATAAGTGTTCGCAGCCCAACCAGCACCTTGAGCCTGAGCAGAATTGCCAAAGAAACTTCCAGCAGGAGCGCCAACATACGCATCGAAAATAGTAGTATTGGCAGTAGCAACAGGAGGCAAACCAGAGGCAAGACCAGCATAGTTCGGATTCGTCTGAGTGATATGAGCTTGACAAGAAGGAACATGACACACTCGAAAACCACCCTGATTGGTATGAATACCATCCACGCTGTTAGCGAAAAAGATTCGATATTTCAGATGTCCACTCCACCCAGAATACAGCTTCGTCATAATAGGACTCATCGGAACCACATCGAAGGAATATGCGGTGAAGTTCCGAAGGACACTAGCTCCAAGGTCAACATAAGTCTGTTGAGGAAAGGAGTAGACGTAAGCCGAGTATCCGGGCATTTGGTGAATAGAAATCTGAGAATGTCGTCGTCCTATTTCGGTAATATCACGAACACAGTAATCGAACTTTCGTCCAATAGTGCGTCCGCAAACAGCATGGCTACCTTCAGGGTCGGAGGTAGTAGTAAGGGAGATAACGGGAGGAAACTCGTCATCACCTTCAACGGGCATAATATTCGCAACGCCCTGAGTACCCGTCTCGAGAGCAGATTCGCCTTCCATAGGACCTTGACCAACAAGTTGAGGAAGATCATTTCCACCATTCAAAGAACAATACCTAGTAGCACGAGGCTCATAGACAGAAACATTCTCAAAACGAGCAAAAACTGCAAAATCCACAGTAGTCGGAACGAAAGTCGAAGAAGACTTCAAAGGATTCACAACAAACAGGTTGAGCCAGCCAAGAGAGAAATCTTCCGCATTGAGAGTAGTGACACCATCAAAAGTACGAAGGAACTCAGTCTGAGCATTGTATGGAACCCGAACAGAAGCCCACTGTTGATTACCAGTAAACTCCAGAATAGCATTGGGATAAGCGTCATAATTCGCACCAGCAACACTAGCAGTAGCACCGTATCCAGCAACCAACTGTAATCGAACAGTATGGAAAACACTCTTGACCACAAAAATCTCGAACACAATATCCGCGCGCCATCTCTGAAAGAGATTCAACACCATAATGTTCGGAGGAATCTGGGTACCAGAGCCATCAACAGGGACATTCAGAATGGAATTCAAAGGTCGATCAAAAATAGAAGTTCCAGCAGCCTGACCAGTGTTAATAGTACTGTTGCCAAAAAGACCACGAGTTCCACACAAATAATCAATAGTAGTTGTCTCCTGAAACCGCAAAGAATCGGGTTCCCGATGCAACATACACTGATCCATCTGCAAAGAAACAGTAGGCTCCAAACCAACCGCCTTAGAAAGACTCGAAAACTGGGGAAAAACCGGAATACCACCACCAGACACAGGAGGATTATCCAAAGGAAGGGTAGCAGTAGCTTCACCCTTAGCACTCTGAGTAGTCCCAACGTCAGTCTGAACGGGAACATCACCACCAATATCATGAATATTGAATTTGTTCTTCACATTGGTAGTGGAATAGTTCGCGCCTTGACCAGTATACTTCACAATCTTAGAGTCTTCATGAGGACCCTGACCAGTAG